CGCCCAGCAGCTGACCGGCCGCCTTGATGCCGTCAGCCATGCTGCTGATGATCCCAGTGAACTGGCGGTTCGCCTCGGCGTCCAGGTTCGTGCTTTGCGTCTTCGTCTTATCGCCATGGAACCAGCCACCATCAGTCTTGATGTCGGCATAGGTCTTAGCGTTTGCGCCAGTGGCCAGCAACGACGCCAGGGATTCCTTGTCCATCATGAAGCCGGAATCCTGCAGGCTTTGTTTGCCGCCGAAGACGCTGGTCAAGGCGTTGCTGATCAGGGGGATCTTGCTGACGATACCCCCGACCAGCGCGCCTGCAATCGCCCCCAGCGGCCCAGCAGCGGAGCCGAGCGATGCAAGCGCCGATGCGGCAATGCCACTGCCGGCCGCCGCCGTCCAGGCCGCGCCAGTCGCGCCCAACACTGCGCCGACGCCAGTCAATCCCACGCTGGTCGCCGTGCTGAGCATGCCGTTGTTGGTGTTCAGGTTGACGTTTGGGTTGGTGACGTCCGTCGACTGCAGGAGATGGCTGGCGAAGCTGCTGATGCCAGTTTCGATTGCGCGCAGCGACGTCAGCATGCCCGACAGGTAGTCGATCTGCGTGCTCGAGTTCGAAGCGGACAGCTCGATGGCGCGCGAGATCGATTCCGACTTCGCGCTGCTGCTGCCCAGCACGGTACCAGTGCCCTGCGCTGCCTGGCGTTGTTCAGACAGGCTGACGCTGCCGCCGCTCAAGCCGCCGACCATCTTCGCGCCGATGGCGACGACTGCTGCCAGCGTTGCGGCACCGGCCGCCAGATTGAGCGGGAACGGCAGAGACGCAATGGCTTTCACCACAGCGGTGACGCCCCAGGCGCTCGCCTCGGTGGCCGCAAGGCCGGTAGATGCTGCGCTGGCCGTCGCTTCGCCCGTCAGCTTGGTGGCGTTGAGCGTCGTGTTCGCGGCGACTTCCGTCTCCTTGAACAGGATTTTCTTGGCCATCGTCTCCAGGGCCAGAGCCATCTCGGCGGCCCGGTAGGCTTTCTCGATGCCCGACATGACCTTGTAGCCGGCCGAGTTCTCCTTGAAGAACCCCTTTGCAGCGCTGGCCATGTCGCCATAGCTTTTTACCTGCGCCTGCGCCGACGCCTCCGCCGCCAGCGTGTTGGCGCGCTGGATCTTGAGGGGGTCAGCGCCCGCATCCTTGAGGGATGCCGCCAGCTGCGCGGCAATCGCAGCCTGGGTCTTGCCGTAGCCGGTCATGGAAGTCGTCAGACCGCCGATCGCCTCGCCAACCCGGCCGAACGAATCCGCCATGCCTTGGGCGGCCGACTGCGCCGCCTCGTCCAGCGCGGACATGATCTGGACCAGAGCGTTCGCGTCCTGCAGGTTTTTGTCGAACATTTCCTGCTTGACCGCGCCGGCAACTGCGCCGTCGGCCTGCTTGCGCAGCTCGGCGGCCTGGGCGCGGATGCGCGCAGCCTTCTCGCCGGTCAGGTCGAGACCTTCAGCGATGTTTGCTTCGATGTCTTTCCGGGCCGCGGCATCCTGCAAGCGGGCTGCGGTGATCGCCGCAATCTGCTTCGGGGTCAGCCCGATCTGGGCGTTGTAGTCCTCCTGCGCCTGGGTCTGCTGCCGCAGGCTTGTCAGCTCGGCCATTTCCTTTTCGATCAGGTCGGCCGATGCGCCGACGGCCGCACGGTACCGCTGCTGCTCGATCGCGAAAAGATCTTCCTGACCTTTTGCTTGGGCACTTGCGATCTTGATGCTGATGTTGCCGAGCTTGCCAGCCAAGTCCGCCTGCTCCTTCTGGTTGTCGGCCTTCTTATAGGCCAGCGCGAGCTGACCGGCGGTGGCGGCCTTTTCGATGTTGAGGGCATCAACCTGTGCTTTCGTCGCGCGCTTGATCGCCTCCTCTTCATCGAGTTGGCCGGTGTTTTTGAGGAACTGGATGCGCTCCTGCTCGCGTTGATTCACGAGCCCCTGTGCCTCCGCCCGCCGCGCAATGGCGGCGCTCGCCAAATCCATGCTCTTGGCCAGATCCTTGCCGGCCTCGGAGCCATTGAAGGTGCCAATTGCCAGCTTTTCCACCGCCTTTGTGTACTCGTCCTGTTTTATCTTGCCTTCCTCGAATGCCTTATTCAGCGCAGTCAGATCGGCAATGTAGGACGAGCCTACGCCGGTGAGTTTCTCGCGGAAGTCCACGGCCGACTTACTATTTTCGTTGAGCGTGTCCTTCAGTTCTTTATTGGCATCGACGACCCTCTTGAGGCCAGCGTATTGGCTCTCGTATTCGATCAGGTCGATCGAGTCGCCCGTCGAGATTTTTGCCCCCTGGGCCTTCAGCTCGTTGATCTTGGCGAGCACCTCCGCCATGCGTTCGACAGCCTCGCCGCCCTGCGCCGCAGCTGGCCCCATTCCTGCCTGACGCGACAATTCGACGCGCTCGCGGAGCTTCTGGTTCTGCTTTTCAAGGTCATCGACGACCTGAACCGTCATCTTGCCGACTTTTTCAGCTGCCTCTGCTGTGGCCTCGTCCTGCTTATCTTTGTACCAAACCCATGCGGTAGCTGCGAGCCCGAGCACGGTAATTAGCGCGCCGATGGGGCCGCCGAGCAGTGCCAATGCGCGCGCGCCGATGCCGGCCGCGACGCCACCCGCAGCTGTCGCACCGGTCAGTGCACTTTGAGCAGCGGTCTGAGCTGCCAGTGCCGCCGTGACCTGTACCGAAACGGCGGCCTGCTGCCGCCCCAAGATTGCAAGTTCGGCTAGCATTGCTGAGCGCTGAGCTTCTGCAACCTGCAACTCGGCAGTCGCCAGGCGGACGGTGCGAAGGGCGAAGCTCTGCGCGCCAGCGGCCTCGGCTGCCGCGATGGCCGTACGAGCTGCCGCGATGTTGGCATTTGCTCCAGCCAATTTGGCGACAGCCTCTTCGCGCGCAACGACGATCATTGCCTGCGTCGCTCCCAGTTGCGCGGTTTTGGCAGTTGTCGCAGCAACCTCAGACTCCGCCAGGGCAATCGTTGCCGCTCGCTGCTCGATGCTAGCAACGACCTGAGCTTTTGCAGCCATCACCCAGGCGGCAAACGTAGATCCGAGTTTCGCAGCGCCCAGGGTAAGGACGGCTCCTGATACGACAAGTAGGTTGTTGGCCAGCAGAGAGATGCTGGAGGTAAGCACCGAAACCAGGCCGCTGGCCTGAGTATTGACGCCAGTGAATTCGAGCACATTATTTTTTAACAACGTAATGGCGCCCGCGATAGTCTGAACCTGGCTGGCCTCGCCCCGGAGGCTACTCAGCGCTTTCGGCAACACATCGGCCATTATTTTTGACGTGATTTCGCCTTCCGAGGCCATATTTTTCAAAGCGCCCACCGGAACACCTATTCCATCAGCCAAAGCCTTCATCAAACGCGGCGCGGCCTCATTGACGGCGTTGAACTCCTCACCGCGCAGCGTCCCAGAAGCGAATGCTTGAGAAAGCTGCAGCATCGCGGAATGGGACTCTTCGAAGGTTGCGCCAGAGACCTTGAGCGCCAGGTTTACCACTTCAGTGATTTTCGCAACCTGAGCCTGCGAAACTCCCAGTTCCTTTGTGCCATTTGCAATGCGAGCATATAGCACCCCCGTAGAGGCAAGGTCGGCCTGCGCAGTTGTGGCAATTCTTTTTACATCAGCATATGCTCGGGTATAGGCTTGAGTGCTATCAGTCGCCAAGCGCAATTGGGCAGTAAATTTTGTATATTCATCTGACAACTTGGCAATTTGCGAAATTCCGGCGCCAACGCCGATGCTAGCCAAGGCATTTTTTACCAGCTCAGCGGCGCGCCCCATTGCAAGTGTTGCGCTGCCTACGATCTGGCGCGCCTGATCCATATCGCGCTGGAGCCTCGCGATGTTCGCGAGGAGTTGAATTTCAATGCTGCCAGCGATCATGCGCTTCCCCAATAAAAAAGCCACCCGAAGGTGGCTAAGCAGGCGGCCAGCAAACTAATGGCCAAATCATCGAAAAGCGTTTCTAGAAAGTGATCGCCTGAAGCTTTGTGTATGTCTTGGAATCGGTAGTGGCGAGCATCTTCCGCCCATCTTCAAACAGCGCAACAAAGGTTACATCCTTACCTTTTCCGCCCAAGATCAAGCCAGCAAGCAGCCCAACGGGGCCAAAGACGACCGCGCCAGCTGCACCCCAGCCAAGCGCGCCACCAACGCGCGCGGCGCTCTCCTCGGACGCTACTTCGATAGACTTTAGCGCTCCGGTCAGCGGAATGGTCTTTCCGGAACTAAATCCATCCCCTGGCTGCCAGGGTAGTGTTATTACTCCGAAAACAAATGTGGCCCTCCCTTTCGGAAAGTCTCCAGCGTGAATCGTAATTGTGCTCATACCCCTCCCTAGCGTGGAATTGGAATATTACACTAGCGCAAATCCGTGATTACGAAGCGGGACCCACGACTCCTTTACGGCTGCGCTGGCGACTACAGCTTCGCCTGATTTCGGAGCGCGTTCCGCTGATCAATCGCGGCAAGTACCTTATCCTGCGGACGCTCATCGGGCTGCCATGGCGCCGGCCGGTCAGGCTTATTGGCCAGCGCCGACTCTCCCGAGTATTCAGCCGACAACCGCAGCAAGGTTTTCACCTCCCACGGCGACAGCGACAATCCCATCTGCCGCTGCCACGACTCGACGTGCGGCGGCGGCACCGGGCCGGCGCCCATGCCGGTGAAGACGGTCGGGCCAACTTCGAACAGCCACCCGATCAGGTACTCGCCCCACTCCAGGTGCGGCATTTCGGGCTCGATGCCCTCGTCTTCCAATTGCTCTCGGCGTGGCTTCCTAGGTGACGTCTTAGGCGACTTCTCGCCCTCCGGCGCATCCGGCACCGCGCTCAGCCAGGCTGCGTGCCTGACGTACAGCGCGAGCGCGTCCGCGCCTTCCTTTAAAAATTTTCCCAGGACGCGTGGAACTGCGCGACCTGCTCGGTGATGTAGCCCAGCTTCGGGTTCGTGTACACGTCGGTCGGCGAGACGGGGAAATTCTCGGTGCGCACGGTGACGGCCGCCAGCTTGTCGGCGCGCTCGCCGAACTTGCTTTCGACGGTGTCCTTCACCGTCTTGCCGCGCACGGCAGCGAAGGCCTTGGCCGAGGCCGCGGTTTCGATCTTGTGCTGCGCGTTCAGCGCCTCGCGGGTGCCGGGGCTGCGGATTTCGAAGCGGACCGGCTGGCCGTTGACCAGCAGCGGGCCATCACCCTTGATGTTCTGGATTTCCAGCCACGCGGTGTCGCGGGCCTCGAAGTCAGCCAGGCTGAAGGCCGGGGTTGCGGTCAGGGTGCTGCCGGTGGTGAATTGATCGATCATGGTATTGCCTTTCTTCGCGGATGATTAAATGCCCGTGTCGACTGCCGCTCCCCGCGAAGAGAAGACGGCAGTCGATCGGTGCTAGGTTTGGCCGGGACGGCCGAGATTGTTACGGAGCCGGGACGATGACCGGTGCTTTGCAGATGCCCGACTGTGCGGTGACCGTTTTCGCATCGCCGGCGGCGCCGCCCGAGTACTCGAACGATGCGACCAGGATGTCGAGGTAGTGGATCTCGCCGTCCGAGTAGGTGATCTTCAGGCTGTAGTGGTTGGGGGAAGCCTCGGCGGCCTTCACGATGACCTGGCCGGCATCGGTCGGCACGTCGCCGAAAACCATGTCCATATTCCCGTAGTCGGGAGTGCCCTTGGTCTTCTCGGCCGGGCCATTGATAGGCGTCCAGACGTTGATCGGGCGTTTCGAGCCGTGCGGGGTGACCGACTGCATCTTGCCGATGGTGGTGTAGGTCATGGCCGTCGAGCCATAGCCGGCGGCGTCATAGGTTGCCGGCAGCGCGGCGCTGATGGCGTAAATGGTGTCGGTTTGCGATGCGACGTTGGTGCGTGCGACCATATTCGAGATCCTTTTGGATTGGGTGGGACGAAAAAAGCCACCCAAAAGGTGGCGGTTGATGCTTCTGTTGGTGCGGCTTATTCGACGTACGTAACGATGAAGTCCTGGGACCCGATGAAAGAGCCGATCGCGTCATCGCGCAAGTCCGGCCCGACGGCATCTTTCAGCAGGCTTTCTACCTGCACGCCATTCACAACCCCGTGCATGCGCGGGAGCGCCCGGCGGACAAGGTCCTGAATGGACTTCTGGGATGGGCGCGAGCGCGCGTGCACGGTCACCTGAACGCGCGCCTTGCACACATCGTCGCCGTCACCGGCAATCGAATGATCGTAGTTGCCGCTGATGTGCGACACCTCGATTGCGGGGAGCTCGACGTCTTGCGCCAAGTCGGACGCGATGCGCTCAGGCGGCACGGCCGCCGTGAGTGCAGCGTTGTTGGCCAGCAGGTGCCGAATGGCTTTCACGTCCGACATTACGAGCCTTTTTTCTTGGCCTGCGCCGGCACGGGTGCAGCGTAGCGCTCGACCTGGACGCCTTGCGCCTGCAGCTCAGCGGTCAGCGACGCCAGGCCGATGGTCAAGCCTGGGAAGTTGTGGATTTCCTCGTAGCGGTCCGTGTCGAAGCCGAACAGCACGAGCTTCGCAGCGCCGGCCGCCGCGGCGATCCGCATCGCCGCAAGCGCGTTGCTTCGCAGGTGGATGACGTTGCCGGGCGCGAGCGTCACGACTTCATGCGGCAGGTGCACGAAATAGGCATCGAGATCCGACTCGACGCCCACGATACGCATGCCGGCGAAATCGTCGGCTTCCGGCGGCCAGTTCCCGTCGATGGAAACCAGCATGTCAGCCCATGGCGCGGCGGCGACGGCGCGGTTGATCGCGATTGCACGGGCTGGACGCTTGGCAGCGGCGAGCTCAGCGTCCAGCGACGGGCCGTTGCCGAGGATGGCGACGGTCTCGCCCTGCCACATAGGGGTGATGGTCAGTGGTTGGGTCATGACGTCCTCAATCAGATTCTTGTGCGGGCACGTCAATGCCCTCTTTCGTCAACCGCTCTCGGATCTTGTTTCCGGTTGCTGCGATCGCGGCTTGCGACTTGGAGTCGAACGCCGGGCGAACGAATGGATGCGGCTTCGCGCCGGGGTGGTCGACCTCTTGAATCACCGCACCCCCGAAGGCCAGCGCGTGATTCTTTTTGGCTCTGATCTTGTGAGGCTTGGTACCGAACTCCACCAGGTGCGCATGCGGCGCCTTCTTGCCGCCGACTTTGACCTGTGCATACACGGTGCCGCGCTTGGACTTAACCGACACCTTGACGCTGCTGCGTAGAGCGCCGCTATCAACGGGCACGTTCTGCTTGATCTCGGCCTTGAACTCGTTCACGCCGGCACGCAGAGCGGCGCGCAGAATATTTTTCTCAACCTTGACAGGGAGTCCCTGGAGGAACTGACCGAGCTCGCGCCCACCGCGAATAAATTCTTCATCCGCCATGCGAATACCCTTCGAGCATGAACTCCATATGCCTTCGATCATCCAGCAGCGCCGGGCCAGCGATGATCTGCATCAGCCGACCGCCCTTGTTATGCAGCGTCACGCGCATGGCGGTGGTGATCTTCGGGTTGAGGTTGATGCGCAGTCGAGTGCGCGTCAGCGACGTCGGCAAACCGTTCGACGTCGACTCGCCGCGGCTGGGCAACTGGTCCTGGGCTTCGGCCCAGATGTAATTGGCCACCACCACCCAGGTTTCGCTCTCGGTGCCATAGTCCGGATCGCGCTCCACAGTGCGCTGCTCGATCGTCACCTTCTCGTTTTTCCTGATGGGAGCCGTCATGCGTAGTAGACCTCCGACCACAACCCGCGCTTAAAAAATTCATTTTTCGGCTGACCGCCGGTCTCGAAGTGCTCGGACACGCGCGCCAGGATGAAGCCCGAAATACCATCGGGCACCGCGGCCGGGTCCGACCCGTAACCGCAACGGAAGCGGACTTCGACGGCGCCGACCATGTTCGCCGTCGCCGGCCAGGTGCGGCCGGGCTTGAGCACGACATAACCCGGATCCGTCTTGAGGTCAGCCTGGTAGTCGGCCGGGTCAAGCGTCTGCTGCTCGCCGTCG